TGTAATTGCAGCCGATGGTGCAGAGTTCGGTAAAGAAGATGCATCTAAACTATTTCTGTTTAAATAGTCTAAAAAGAAATTTCTATTCCAACTTCTTGGACCAACTACAATTTTATCGTTATGTATTAAACCAAACATTTTTATTTTTCCTTTGTTAGACTATTCTTAAGCCAGTTCCGGTATATGTTCCTCCGGAATATTTATACCAATTCGTGGCAGAATAATATTCTTGAGTTGGAATGCTACATGAATTATTTGTTCCGTCTCCAAGCGCTGCAGTACCTGCTATTGATCCCCATGACCATAGAGTGCCGTCTGTTTTAATTCCGCCCCCGTGAACAATACCACCATCAACTAAACACCAATTAGTATGAGAATTTACTTCTTGAACAGGAGAACAGGAATCTATTCCACTTGGAGTATATCTTCCCCATCCCCAAAGTGTTCCGTCTGTTTTAAGTGCATACGCGCCGTATAAAGTAGATGACACACAACACCAGTTTGTTGCGGAACACATTTCACGGACAGGACTCGAAAAAGAAACAATTACACATTCCCCTATACCAAAATATAAACCACACCCCGTACCCCATGACCATATACTGCCGTTAGTTTTAAGAGCATTAATTACTTTACCCCATCCATTTACACCAGACCAAGATGAAGAAGTATATTCTTGAATTGGTGAAGAGTAGCAATTATTGGTTCCGCTCGTTCCGATAGCTAAGTTTCCGTCGTCATTACAACCCCATCCCCAAAGAGTATTATCCGACTTTATTGCATGTGAAGAATAATCCGTTCTAAGTACATAACACCAGTTTGTTGAAGATGTATATTCTTGAATTGGTGAGCAACTTAGAGTTCCTATTGGGGCTCCTAAAGTACCCATAGCAAGCTCTCCAGTTGTTCCTGATCCCCAAGACCATAGAGTGCCGTCTGTTTTTATTGCATGTGTTGTGAACCATCCATTTTGAGATGTTGTACACCATGTGGTATCAGAACAAAATTCTTGTACTGGAGAAGATCTACAAACAGTAGTTCCATCTCCAAGGATGCCATTAAAACCTATACCACTGGCCCACAATGTACCATCATTTTTAATTGCTGTATTATGGCAACGATGCATTGATGTATGACACCAAGTTAAGCTTGATGTAATTTCTTGTGTGGGACAATAAATTTGGCACATTGTCCCACCATTATTAAGCATAAGTTCGCCTTCACAATTCCAACCCCAACTCCATAGAGTATTACATGTGGAATCAGTACTTAATCCTATTTCAGAATACTTGACATATCTTTTGTTAAATGGTTTTGATTCGCCGGTTTCCGTGTCACCTGCATAGTAATTACTGTCTACCATCTTCTAACTTCTCTATCTTTTCGCTTAATTTTTTATACCCATCAATAAGTATTGCGATTAGAGGAATATAATTTACATATTTGTTCTTTTCATTGCTTATTAATTCTGGAAGAACAGATTCTAATTGCTGAGCAATAACCCCATAACTCTTAATGCCTGTGTGTTTCCATGTAAATTCTGCGGTATCAATAGATTTAAGTATATTCATAGAATCTTTAATAGGATTAATATTATCTTTAACTGTAATGTCAGAAAGAGAACCAAACTCTGTTGCAGATAATCTTCCTGTATTTGGATTAAAGTAAAGTTTTGACTCAGACGCTTTAATCGTTTGAAGCGAACCTGTATCACCTACAAATACTGGATAGAAGTTAGAGTTTGTAATTACATCATTAGTTGCTTGAAGCTCATATGCAGTACCGCTACCACCGCCGTCTCCACCTTGAATACCTTGTGCACCGGTTGTACCTTGTGAACCAATTCCGGCACCACCTTGAATACCTTGAGCACCAATATCACCTTGAGTACCTTGAATACCTTGTGAACCAATTCCGGCACCGCCTTGAATACCCTGTTCACCAGTAGTCCCTTGAGAACCTGTAGTACCTTGTGAACCAACACCAGGACCACCTTGAATACCTTGTTCACCAGTAATACCCTGAATACCTTGAAATCCTGCACCAGGCCCACCTTGAATACCTTGTTCACCTGTAATACCTTGAATACCTTGTGAACCTATCGTACCTTGAATACCTTGACCGCCTACAAATCCATCTGTACCTTGAATACCTTGTTCGCCAGCTGCACCTTGAGTACCTGCACCGGTTGTACCTTGAATACCTTGTTCGCCAGCTGCACCTTGAGTACCTTGAGTACCTTGTTCGCCGGTAATACCCTGAATACCTTGACCGCCTACAAATCCGTCTGTACCCTGAATACCCTGTTGCCCAGTAATACCCTGAATACCTTGAGCACCTGTAGTACCTTGAATACCTTGTTCACCAAATGTACCTTGAGCACCAGTAATACCTTGAGCTCCTGTGGTACCTTGAATACCTTGAAATCCGGCACCAGTAATACCTTGAATACCTTGTCGTCCTTGAGTACCTTGTGTACCTTGTTCACCTGTAGTACCCTGAACACCTTGTGCACCAGTTGTACCTTGTACTGAAGTACCATCCGCCCCTTGAATTGAAGTACCTTGAGTACCCTGAATACCTTGGACGCCTTGTGTTCCACGAAAAGGACCTAAGTTAATCCAATCACCGCTGCCAATGTATGCCCAAAGCTCATCAAGATTTTGGTCAACGATTGTATCACCAACACTAGCAGATGGAAATAATGAACTTAGATAATCATCTAAGTCACCTGGGTCTGTATTTGCACTTGCATCTTCAACCTCACCAATAATGCGTATGGCAGGACCAAAATTACCTTGGATACCTTGTTCGCCTGTAATGCCCTGAACACCCTGTTGTCCAGTGATACCTTGAATACCTTGAATACCTTGAATACCTTGCTGACCAAAAGAACCTTGTATACCTTGAACACCTTGAGGACCTGGGCTAATTTGAATCCATTGTACACCATCGGAATATCTAAGTAAAGCATCATCAGAATATACAACAGCACCTTCATACGGTACTGGATCCAATGCAATTGGGGTTGTTTGAGTAAAACCTTGTCCGATTATCGCAGATCTTCCGCGAGCTGATTTAAGCGACATCATCCTGCTCCGCTTGACCGACTGTATATGATATAGTTACGTCACACGTATTATCAGTAGATGCTTTTACGTCAAGTGTATCACCAGGGGCAATAAACTGACCATTTAAAGGAAGCGGTAAAATATCATATGCCGGTACAGGTAATTCGTTTGCTACGTAAAAATAAGTATTTGATTCTGCTCTATAAAGCCTAACACTTACGTTTACGGTACCAGTGTCTCTATTTGAAATTAATAGAGGACTAATAATTTCACCAACTCCTGGTACGGTAGTTCTACTTCCACCAAAAACAAGTTCAGGTATAGAATAATTAGGTACTTCTATTATCGTAGCCCAACTTGTATAAAGTGCAGTACTAAGACCTATAGGTTTTGCGTCAGGTGCCTGACTTGTTGTTATTGTTGTTGTCATATCTGTGCCCTACTATTAGATGCTCTTCTTGCTAATTTTCTAACTGATGATGTAAACGGTCTTCCTTCAATTCTCCCCGTTCTACCATTAATTCTAAGACCTCTTGCGAAGTACTGATTATTCAATTCGTCGGCGCCTGACCAACGAACCCTGCCGCCGTCTTCTTGAAGTACGGAAGTGGCTGCTGAAACCGCAGCACCCAGTCTTCTAAAGTTTAGAGGCAATGCGTTAACGTTAACACCGGCGGACGCAAGGTTAAATTGATGTGAAAGGCTTTCAACGAGGCTACCAAAGTTTAGAATTCTTGGGTTTCTAATACTACCGATAAGAACGTCGTCTATTAAGCCATCAAGCATTGTCTGTTCGCCGGCCGTAAGAGTAAATTCTGTTTTAATTTTATCTCTCATACGATCCCACGAATTTGTAAATGCATTGAGTAATGATACGTCGTTTGCACCATCGGATGTCCATGCACTTCCATTCCAATAATATATTGTTCCGTCATATAAGTTAGTTGAACTTGTATATACAATATATGCATCATTCACGTTAACCGTAGATCCTGAAGGTAGATTTGAAGTTCCAGGACCTGCCACACTTCCAATATATTTCAAACCAACTGTTGCTGGATTAAATACTGAGAATACGTGTTTACCTTCGTAATTAAACAATCCTGCCGCAAAAATACGAGTACCTTGCTGAACACCTTCGCGGAAATCATTTGTAATTGATGTAATAAGATTTGCGGCATCTCTTCTTGTTAGAGCTTCATCTATGAAATCGTATTGACTATTTACATAAGCAATTACGTCATTTTGTAAAGAAGGTGTATTTTCGTCAATTACTTCACGACTGTTTACAAATCTTTGCGATACCCAAGAAAGATCCGGTTCTTCTCTACCAGGAAGTTCTTGTAATGAATTTTCACGAATAGTATCAGCTATGAAGTTTGTAAGTGCTACACATCTTGCACCTTCAGTTGCAGTTGCAGCACCGCCTGTTGTGGATTGTCCTGTGTAGGTACCTTGAACTATAGATGAACATATTGTTCCAAGGTAATCGTATGCAGCCGCAGTCGGTGCACGTTGATCTGCAGGTATTGTACTTGCGGTTCCTTCAAAATATGCTTCAGCATTTAGTATAGATGCTATATTTGTATTGTAGTTTAGATCGTGTGCCAAACCATCAACAATATATCCAACATCTCTTCTGCATTTTGTTTGATTATATGTTAAAGATGGATAATTTGTAGTTATATAAGATATTACACCGTCTTGAATTAGAGTTTTATTAGCAAGTAAAAGAGTCCTTGCTTTATCATAATTTGTATTTCCAGTGCTTGAGAACGTTAATGTGTCTGCGACGCCATCTCCTGGTGCAACCACCGATGTTGTTCCGTTATTCAATATATCTATAATTTCATCAAAAGATGCATTTGTTCGAACAACACTTTCAGGATTAGGAACAAGATCTGCTACGAGAGACTTAAGATATGTTATTGCACCTGAAGTTTCTGTAAGCTGATCGCTAATTACAACGCTTGATGTTCCTCGTCTATATGCAATACCGTTGTATACTGCCCAATAATTTGTTCCAAGAACAAGATCATATCCGACACCGTCAAGTATATAACCTGTATCTCTGCGACATTTTTCAGAATTATATGTTTCAAAACTTTGAGAAACTGATAAGTAATCCCATAAGTCATCTATTACTGTGTTTGCGCCTGCGACTATTGTATCAGCAAGAGTTGCGTTTTTAACAAGTGTTGCGGTTGTTTCTCTTGGATTAAATACTGGAGTAGATCCTTTAGCACGCATTGAGATATCACCAAATTGCGTACCTGAGTTATTGAGAGTAATTTGTCCGCCGTCTAATGCATAAAATGCGCATCTTGAGAAAATAGACAAAGATGAAATACCATTAATACCTGCACCGTTTTTCGCAACATATCCAATACCATTTTGTGTACGAGGCGTTGCGCCAAAACAAAGTATGTAAGGAAAAATAGATTCTTGATCTACAAGAGCACGATCAGCAAGTACCATACCACCGCCACGTCCAACTTCTTTATTTGGGAAATCTTCTTCACCAACGGCTGTAATTGTTGCAGTACCACCTGATGCTGACGTGATAAGAGAGTTTGCTTCAAGATCTCCAACATTATTACGAATATATATTGTACCTGAACCAATTTCTGTAACTCTTGATATATAACCAGTTACGCCGTTATTTGCTTCAACATAATCACCAACTTCAAAAGTTCCTGAAACGCCAGAAACAGTAACTTCAAACCCAAGGTCTTCAATTGTTCCGCGGCTGTTTAACGGATTAAGTAATGGCGGAATTTCTTTTTCACGGTAGTTTGAAATTTGGCTTGAGTCTCTTACATACGGAGACCTTGTAATTCTTGCACCTGGTCTAAATGAATATGCAAAACCTTTAGTCGGATAATCAAAATTGTCTACTACGTTATTAAAGAATGAAAACCCTTGCACATAACAACCTGATCCAAGGAGAATACAGTTTTCGTTTTCATAACCTGTATTCATAACAATTGTTGTTGTGTATTGTCCTGATATGGATACCATTGAGCAAAAATCTGGCAAAGCAAGATTACCATTTGTATAATATGTTCCTGGCATAACTGATATATGAACTATTTGACGATTTAAAACTCCTGGTGCAATAGTTTTCGCCGCGGCTTTTGCCATTTCAACAGCTTTTTCAAGAGTAGCTACAGGCTTCATATAGCTCCCAGGATCTTCGTCATCTCCATCTATACTTACATATATTTTCTTAGCTTTTTTAGATGTTGCCGCAATCTCATTATAGAGTTGCGAATAAGTCATAGAAATGGTTTTATCCGCAGATACATCTTTTAAATAAAAATAATCGTTGTCCGCTATTTTTTGTAAACCACCGGTCGTTTCAAACGCAGTTGTAAGATTAATATTTGGATCGGTAATTGTAGAATTAGTAATTGTTCCTGCTGAATATGTTGAATTTGTAATAGAGGCATTATCTACGGGAACATTTTTAATATAGTCCCCACCGTCTATTTTAATATGGTCAAAAGTTTCAAGTTCTATAGCATTAACGAGTTCCGACCGCGTAATATTTTTTGTACCGTCTTCACCTTGATCTAGGTTAACAGTAACAAATAAGTCTCTTGATTTTGTATTGCCGCCGGTGATTTTACCGAGTTCTGAAATCTTTGACATAAGGTCATAATCCCTTTTTCTTATATTTATAAAAGCTTCTTAATTGCTCGGCTTCGTTCTAACAATGAAATAGCCTTGATCTTTTGTATCTTTTTTCATAAATGAATATTCTAAATTATTATTTTCTACTGCTTCAAATAACTCTCGTGATCCATTCCAATCTTCAAAATTTCCATTAGATTCTGTTTGTGTATCTATTAAATTACCATTTTCATCATAATATTTTATTATCAAACTATTTTCATCGTTTGCAGGATTTGGAGCATATGTTTTTTTGCATATTATTTTTTTATTCTTATTCAAATAATATCCTTTTAACATAAATTTACTTTTATCAAATCTTTGATCTTTATATATTCTTAATTGTGATGTTCCTATACTTTCCAAATCAACAAAAAGAGATCCTACAAAACCATGAGGAGTTTCATAAAATTCTTCGTCAAGTTCTACACCTATTAATTTTTCAAATATTTTTTCATCTTCTTCAGAGTGGCGAGTAAGCACAAGGCAAACAGAATGAATATCTTTTCTTCGAGTAAATATTATAGAGCGAATTTTACTGTGAGGAATTTGCCCTAGAGCTTTATCTAAAGAAGAATAATATCCTTCAAATATATTAAAATTTATATTAGACATCTACAATTGTCCACGCCTGTCCTGCAGGTGATTGAAAATTAATTGTTCCTCCCGCAAGTACTTCCATATAACCTACATAAGTAGTTAGTCTTGCTTGATCATAACTCATTGCACCTACCGCCGGAATAAATGAAACTTTTTTATTAGTGTTATTTGAAAAAATAAGTGAAGATGCTACTCCTACACTCCCAATACCACCACCATAATTTCCTGCGGCATACCTAGTACCACCTCTACCAACTACTAATGCATACCATCCTGGTGTTAATGTAGCAGTTCCTGTCGCGGTTAAACCTCTTTCGCCTCGAGTTCCAGAAGATCCTGGACCATCGGTTACATAACCTAAAAAATAGTCCCTGTTATCACCACCGCCTGATCCACCGCCCGCGCCCCAATGACCCCAATTTGGTGGCCCTCCGGCACTATTTTTGGCACCACCTGCACCACCTGCACCAAATTCAGTACTTTCACCTGCAGTACCAGTAGTTTGACTTCCACCACCTCCGTTTATACCGCCTAAACCACCTGTCGCAACAGCATATGCACTGCCAATACTAGATGTGGTAGCTGTAATAAAATTACTTGCAGGAATATTATCATTTGTTGCACCAGACAATATATTTTGCCCGCTTGTAGTCTGCCTCCAAGTATCATATGTACTTTTTAACATTATTCCAGTTGAAAGGCCCGGACGTTGGCGCGTGTTTCCACCCCCATTACCATTATTATATCCACTTCCTCCACAACCACCGCCACCAGTTAAAGTAAACGTAACAATAATTTCGGATGTAAGTCCTGCAAAAGAACCTATATCAATAGCTCCTGATGCGGGAACTTCTGTAACTGTTGGAGCAACTATACCACCGCCACGATAATATTCATTAAGGCCGTGCGGTATAGCTCCACCAAATTCCGTTGCTATACCTTCTAAACTTATTGATGTTGTACTAATTGGCATTCTTTAAATCGTCCAATTCCATTTTTAGATCTTTAATTGCTTCTATCAATAAACCAACTACGTTTCCATAATGAACTGCTTTTATATCCTCTTTCGTGTTTGGATCCTGTGTTTCATATACCGCTTCAGGTAATACTTTTTCTAATTCTTGTGCGATTACACCCGTCATTCTTCTATCATCGTTAATAAAGTTAAATGTATATCCGCCTATCTGTGATACTTTTTCGATTGCGCCTGTAATACGTTCAACATTTTCCTTGCGACGCATATCTGATATTGTAGCAAAAGCTGTAATATTACCTGATGCAAAAATATTACCTTCGGCGGCGTCTGAAGAATTAACAATAAATTTTGCTTTTGTTGTGGCGAGATTACCAGCGCCTGCGGACGCATCACTTATTTGCATGTCACCATAGAACACTGTTGTCATTCCTTTAGGTGCTGAATTATATGGCGCATCTGGATCTGTCGTATTTGGATCATAAGAAAGAACAAGCTTAACAAAATCTTCGCCATCTACACTAATAATTCCGGCGTTTATAGCATCAGACCCTGAAGTACCGGACGTAGAAATCATATTCATTTGACTAAACCAAGGAGTATTTGTACTTGGAAGATTAATATTGGTTTGACGAATTGCATTTAATTGAAGAAAATTAACAATGCTTGAAGACGCAACCTCTTGGCCAATCGAGATTTCTCCGTTTGTAATCGTTATTCCAGTGCCAGCTGATATTGCTCCTCTAGCACGCGCATTTGTAAAATAAAGATTTGTTGAACCTTCTGATAAATCATCTGTATCCCTACCTGTGAATGCAGCAACAGTACCTGCTTGTCCACTTACGTCACCGGTAACGTTTCCAATAAAACCTCCAGTTCCTGCAGTGATGCTACCAGCAGTAGTTAAATTACCTGCAGGAGTAAGCGAAAATTTAGTTGTGCCAGATCCTGTGTTTAAAATATAATTATTATCAGTTGTATTATTAAATCCGGTTGTCCATATTACTGAGCCTGACGAAAGAAGCATTCTTGGTCCTGCTGTACTTGTATGTGTATGCACGTTTTGTAAAGCAGTTGTAATATTAACAGGTGCAGATACAGCAATAGATGTTGAACCGCTTCTTGGTGATATATTATCCGCTCTAAATAAATCTTCAGCTATTACCGTGTTTGCAGTAAAATCACCGACTAATGTAGCATTTCCTGTTGTAGTATCTCCAAGCGAAGATGCAGTCATGGCATCCGTTCCAATGATATTTACTATTTCATTAGTTCGATCTAACCAAGTTTGAAATGTTTGTGCGGTCGTAACCTGATTTATGCCAGTTTTTGCCATATCTTATATGCTTTCTATACTTTCTAATTTTTTACAAACAGACGCAAGTACAACTTTTATTTCACGTACTTCTTTTGAAAGATCGTCTATCTTTCGTATTCTATCTCTTTCTATTTTATATTTATTGAGCGCCGCAATATTATCATTTACTAGAGCTTTAGATTCTTTTTGACGTATCATGTTAATGCTATCCCTCTATAATCCAATAATCTTGGTGCTTTATAAATATTTTCAGAATGTAATTCTATTTTAATTGCAAATCTTCTATAAGCATCAAACGTTCCAATATCGTTTGTATATGTAATTACACCATTTGTTTTTGCAGAACTTGGTACAGCATAAACAAATTCTCTAAAATCATTTAGATTACTTACTGAAGAGTATTGATTCACACCTTGTGTAATTTCTAATTCAATCCAGCTATTTGTTTCAAATGTTGCAGGATCGTCTGCTGCTTGTGGTTTAATGAATACTTTAACGTCCGTGCCAACAGGTCTATAGGCCGTAACATATACTTGAAGATCTTCTGCATCTAAGTTTTCAACCAACTCAACCGTTTTTGATATATATTTTGAAGTAGTTGAAGAAACGTTTGTAATGTCATATTGATATGCAAGAACATTAGCAGTTTCAATATCTACAAATGGAGATGATGTAACGTTTCCGCCATTAGTCATAGACACAGTAAACTTAAATCCTTTATCTCGTGTAACATCATTTGATTTACTAAATACGACCATACCTTTGCGGCTAAATGTTGCATTCTCACCAAAAGCAAGGTCTTTAGTATAAGTATTTGTTGTAACAGCTGGATCTACAAATTCACCAGTTATACTAGGAGTTCTTGTTACACTATCATTTGTTCTGTTAACAAACGGTTGCATATAACTAAAGTTAATATTGTCAACTGATGTGATTGCTGCATTTGCCGTACTATCAAATCCAATAATATCATCGGATGCTGCAAATTTTCTTGTTGCATTTGCTGAAGATTTTTCAAGTATGAAAAAGTCAGGATATTTTCTATCATAATGAACTAAGTTACCAATCGTAACTGGCGTGGCAGAGACACTGTCTGTAAATGCCGCAGGTCTATCGGCAATTGCAACGGTTGAATTTGAACTTACAATATTAAAGATTTGCTTATTCGTTGATCCATCATTAAGGAGTACATAATCACCGGCAGAATACGTTGAAGACACAGCCGTACCAGTAAGATAAGTGTTTCCTGTTACCACACTAAGCGTTGCACTCGTAGCAGCATCTTTAGTTTCTAGTTTGTATACCATTTCTCCACTATTAAACGTTCCGTTCGTGGTTCCTATTGTTAAGAATTCATGATCGTCGTTAATAAGTGTAACTGAACCAGAAGAAGCACTAAAGTTGTGGCGATATAAATTAAATTTAACATCTTCATCTTGATAAGAATACCAAGCTGTGCCGTTTGTTGATGTAAATAAAACACCATCACCCCAGTCTTGTATTACACCAGATCCAAAGTTATCTCCGGGAACAAGGTTTGTACCTCCAACCTTTGACGTAAAGATTAAGTAATCTGGATCGGAACCAGCAGGCATAACTACAAATGCATATTCTTTTTCTACATCAAGTCTAACAGGTGCTTTAAAGCTAATTGTAGTTGCAATTGATGCATCGTCTGAAGTATTAACTTGTGCCGGTGAAAGCTGAACTTTTGAAAATGGTACTACATAACTTGACGGATAACCATTAATGACTTCTCTTAGTTCAACATTTACTCCATTTACGGTGCTTTTTCTTTTGAAATAAACGTCGAGTTTTGAAGCAAAAACAGTATCAGATCCTAAGCCCATCCCTTTCTTGATATAGAATGTTTGTGCAATTGGATCTTTACCACCTGTTCTCCTTGTAGTCGTTCTATTTGTCACCGTACGAGTAGTAGTCATACTTTCTGGAGTACGGGTTGTGCGTGTTAAAGACGATTTTTCAACAGAGAAGTTATATGCTCTATATGTAACCTCGCCATAAGAAGTTGCAGCCGAGTCAATAGATGAATATAAATTAACGTCTGTAATTTCTAATCTTCTATCACCTATATAAAAAGTTTCAGCAGGCAAGCTAAATACAGCTCGAATAATTCCGTTTGCATCTGATGTTATTGTATCACCGGCGGATCCGTATCGTTGTATTGAATCAGGATCATTTGTTTCTGTACCAGGTGTAATATATGAATCTACAGCCACACCATCAAAGAAGAAATAATGTACTGTGTTTGGACGTAGGCCGCCCATATAAACATTTACATCACGTGCTCTCATATAAGGAAGAAAACGAGTGTTTGTAACAAAATCACCAACTGCCGCTGTGTTTCTTACTTCACCTGTGGGTTCTAAAAAGGTAACCTGATCTGACCATGTAGTGATTTCGGTACGACCTTGGTTTGTCACATTAAAGACTGAACTCTGTGATGGATCAAACGAAGTCATTGGTTGGAATTCTTGAATTGCTGCAGCAAACTCTTGGAAAGGTGTTACAAGATCTATATCTATATTCAAAGGATCACCAATTGTATCTGGTGCGTTATCATATTCTGGCGAAAGAACACCTACGCCACGATAGTTATAGAAATTACTTACACAGTTTCTAAATTCTGTTGCGTATGGTTGAGAAATAATTGAAATATCAGTATTTCTTGAAAGAGTCGCAACTTTAGCATTTAGAGTTGAAGGGAATATGCTTGCATTTGAAGAAGTACTATATTTAAGTTTTAACGGATACGCTTTGACTGCAGGAGTAAGAGACCTTTCCGCAAAATCAATAGCAGCTTTATATTCTGCATCTTTAAGATTTGCAATACTTAAATCGTTAAATGGATCTACGATAATACCGTTCTTAAATCTTGACAATCCGTTTTCATCTGTAATGTTTAGATTTTGTGTTTCCGATTCAAGAGCAGATAGGAGAACATAATATTTTAAAGCATCTATTTTTCTTTCAATATTCTCAAGATCTTTCATACGATATCTTTTAATACCTTTAGGAACTATCTTAACAGAATATCTTTCTTGTCCAGATTGTTGTGCTTCATCTGGGCTAAGAGCCGTTTGCCCAGGAATAAAAATTTCTGCTATTTTAAATTGATCTCCAGTAATTCTTGGAGGAATTGGATTTTCAGCTTCAGCACCTTTTACGATTTGAATGCTTCCATATGTGTCAACAGTTACAATATCCGTTCTACCCAAATAGTACTCATAATCAATTTGTGCATATTGATTTAAGGCAGGTGTAAGTATTTCATATGATGCACTAAATGAAGGAGCAAGGTTTACACCTGTTGCTGCACTACTTACTGTAGGAGCGGTACCTACCACCGCAGCATTTGTATAAGTTGCACCTGCAACCGGTTCAACATAAGGTCTAAAATCTAAACAATCTAAAGGATTGAAAGTTTTACCGCTTTGTGAAGTAAATAGAGGAACTTTGTTTTTTGCAACACTTGTTGGATAACTGTCTACTGTAAAGAAATAATCACCAGTTGTATCATTTAATTTAAATGCATTCATACGAACTGTCATTAAACCATCAGCAGGAATTGGTCTACCTGGTATATATTCTATATAAGAATGATCATAATAATTGTCTCTTTGATTTGTTCTTAATCTAAAACTGTTTTTAACGTCTGCACCACCTGAGTCAGTAATAGAAGTGATTTCGTATACATCTGGGAAACCTAGATTATATTTTGCTGGCCCAGTTGCATCCGCCGCAGCAAATGTAACTTTAACGTATAAATCCGCTGACGCTTTTGTAAATGGTGTTGCACTTGTAATTCTTTTATTATAATAAACGTCTGCGGCCGCTGTAGTAGAAGCACCGAGAGAAAGAACAAGATCGGAACCGACTATTGAAGTACTTGATACATTTATTTTTTGATTGTTATCGTCAACATATAATATATCATCGTTTGTTAAACCAAAATCTTCACCGGCTGCAGGAGATATAGTTACAGATGTACCAGACTGTCCTGTTAAAGCCTTTTGAGCTCTTACAGGTATAGACAAATTAGATGTTGTTTTAATTCCAATTTGCCCAGTATCAAAAATCATTGCACCTAGGCTTGCATCTTGAATTATTGAATTGTTTGCTACAAATAAACTACCATTGGTTCCTGATATTTCTTCTATGTCTTTAATTTTTGACCCGGAATTAAGTCTTATATCAAACAAGAATATTTTTGAGTCTGTAACGTTTCTTACTCTTGCTGTACCAGCTGCACTTGAAGCTTCATCTTTTAAAGTTACAGTTGAAAAATCACTTATATCTACGGTTCCTACTGCACTGCCTGTAGACGGCGCAATAATATTTAAATAAGATCCATAATTAAATGACACTGCCTGATTTGTTCTTTCACCTACTGAAGTATTTGCAATATCATCTACGTCAAGAAATAATTCAGCGCGGTTTTCAACACGATAACCTTTTACATATGCAATGCCTTTTCCAACAGCAGCTTTTAGGCTTGAGTCTCTTTTAATAACTTTGGTTTTAAAATCTTCAACAACATAATCGCCTGACTCCTCATACGTCCGACGAGCCATTTCTTCTCCAAGAACATGATATTGTGCAACATCACGAACAAGAATTGCATTACCATTTGAATATTTTTTAAGAGTAAAGAATGTAGTATCTGCGTCAGCCTCTGAAGTTGTTTTTGCAGTAAGAACTGGAACAAGTTTAAGTCTATCTGCGCCAGGGGCATTTTGATTAGAAGATCCGTTTGCGTTATCATACAAAGACGCATCTTGAAACGCATTAATTACATTTTCTTGAACTATAAATCCTACGGAAACGTCAGTAGGACTGTTTGTATATTTTGAAATAATAACAAGTTGCTCTTCAGCATATAAGAAATGACCTTTTTGGTATATAATACCAGGAGACGTACGTAAACCGTAAGAATTACCTGTAGCACCAGAAAAAGTTGTGACGTTAATTGTAGCTGATAATGTTTCAGACCTATTTGTTGTTGAACCTACTTCATATTCGCTAATTTTATATACGTTAAGAAGTTCACCAGATTGAAATACTTTGTTTCCTGATGATGTATTCGTATAATCAATATAAAAAGTATTTAAATCTGGATTTCTTGTTTCAAACCCACGAGTCGCGGCAACAACTCTCGCCTTTACTCCTGATACGGTCCCTCTAAGCTCATAAGAATTATCTCTTTTATATGTTGTGGCACCAATAGTTATTGTATCTTGAAAACCAACATAAGAGGTTGGATCAAACCCGCCTGTGTTTGTAACTTTTACATATTTAAGAGTGTCTAATTCTGTAAAGTTAACACCTTTAATGATGCTGCCTTCTTTAAAAATATGATCTCCAAATTGTTCTATTTGATTTTGTAAAACCGTTTGAAGCTGAGTTAGTTCTCTTGCTTGTACTGCATATGAAGGTTTAAACAGAACTCTATAGAACTGTTTTTCTAAATTATAATCATCGAAGTACGGATCAACATTTAAGTCTCTGTTAATAGGCATTTAGTGTTTTCCTTAAAATTCAAGAAGTATTTTGAATTGTTCTTTTGAGTTTGCTGTTCTTGACACCGATGTGAAATTATTCATATATAAAACTTCACCGGTTCTTTGGACGTATGATGAAAGGGCAAATCCTGGATAGGTTGAAGAATCATAACCTGAAGGATATGCCGGACTGTTATCTGTATTTATCGTTAATGTTTCACTGTCTGGAGATAATAATGGTAAACTAATCTTAAGAGAAACATCACTAAAATCCGTGTTTGCAACGTCAGGCGCATCATTAGGATACGGCCCCATATATTCACATATATTAACCACATCTCCTGAAATTGCATGCACCTTTCCTGAAAATCTAGTTTTATTATAAAAATCACTTGATGTATTTGCAGATTCTATTTGTGTGATTACATCATTTACTGATAAAGAATGTGAATCAAAAATAAGTTCTATTCTATTATCAAATACTGATGGATTTGGAAATACTTTAAACTCTGGATTTTTAACAATACCAACACTTGCAAATTGATTTGATGTTGGTATAATATCGTTATCAAAATTATCCAATCCAATAAATGTAAGAGCATGCTTACTATTTAATTCATCAATCAAGTTTGCATTATGCCCACCTTTTGGTGAAAGAATAGGTTTTAGAACAACTCTTGTATCTTGTGAAGCAATAGAATCTGGATTAAATGCATATGGATCTACGACACTCGCGGATGCATCTGTATAACCTGATCCGCGATTAATTACTCTTATTTTGGTAATTGTTCCATTTGAATCAATAATTGGTATAGCTGAAGCACCTGTACCGTTTCCAGTAATAAGAACTTTTGGAGTAAGTTGATAATTAGCAGAGTTTGTTAAAACTCCATCAATAGGAGTACCTTCATTAAGAGTTACAACTCCTCTTTGGTTTGTATTATCCCATTCATACGTATTTACAGTATAGAGCTTTGATACACTTGTAGTTGTGTTTGTTACATAAAGAGTATATCCAGAATAATAATTTTCAATTTCCGAAAACGCTCCCGCAGGACCTGTAATAGATACTGTATTTTCATTTCCGCGGGTTACTTGATATATTGCGCCGGATACACTTTCATATCCTTTATTTGTATCTGCATTTAAAACAAATACTTGATCTATTGTGCTTGTTGCTGATGACGTACCGGTATTTGCGCTTGCTGTGTTTGCGCTTGCATCTTCAATTATAGGAATATAACCAATAGTGTTATACTTATCAAATTCAGATACGCTTAATTCATACATATATTTCCATATGTATCCGTCGGCCATTTCATATATTTGATTTGGAGTTGATGCACTATAATTCGGAGGATTAATAGATTGAGCACCGTAATTATTAAATAAGCATTTATATATCCTATAATCACCAGTTTGGTTGTTTTCTGGATATACTACAGCATAGTATTGCTTATCCGATAAATCAACCGCATTATCATATTGTGTATATACTTTATTAATTTCCCAAGGATAATTTTTTGTCATATAAAAAACATCATCAGGATCTATCTTTTTACCAAATAAAGTCTTTTCCAAAAATTCTCTTTTAGACTCTTGACTATTGCTTACACTTGTATTTGCCGTGCTCGACACAAAAAGATAATAATCACTCGTGGATACATCGCTCACGAACAGGCGTGTTAAATCAGTCCTATAACTGCTTGTTACAATAGTTGCCATTTTTTACCTTCGTTCGTTTCTTTTTTTGTTTTATATTTATTCATTATCTTTTAATGCGTGGTCTAGGATATACGCCACCGCTTGTTGGTCTATAGCCTGTAGTATTTGATCTATTAAACCCTTGTGCATTAAAGAATGATGTTAATGTTGTAGTATCAATTAAATCTGAATATCCTATTCCGCCGTTTATTGCGGTTCCTACTTCTATCTTTGCAAGAGTATCACCGTCTTCATCTTCCGTTGTTGTAAAGCCCGTATCGGCGCTGCCTACCGCAGACCAATCAGTACTTTCAACTCCATACACTTCGGCTTTTGCTTGATTAAGTAATATTTCTTTTACTTGACTATTTGTTGGCCAACTGCCGTTGTAATAAAAATATTTTTCCATTTCACACGCAGCCTTTCCTGAAACATTAGGAGCAGCACATGATGTTCCACCAAAGTAACCCCACTTTCCGTCGGCCATTGTATATACAGGATATGCATTATAGCTATCAGAGCCTTTTGCTATTATATCAATTCCTTTTCCTCTAGTTGAATAATTATCAAGAATAGGATATTTTTGAGAATTTTGTCCTGCCGCAACATCAATCGCTTTATTTCTTGTAGATCCTGCAGGACCATATAAACGATGAGTATACCAAACTAAATTTCCAGAAGTTGTTGTGTTGTTTATAACTGCCGTAACTTGACTGAATGAATTAAATGTTCTTGTGTAATAAGTAAGTGGATTTGCTGATGTTCTACAAAGATTATTAAATTCAGCATCGTCAGACTTTGCGTATACAGATCCGGCATTTCCTGCTGAATTAACAACAGTAATACCAGCATCCCAAGCTGCATCCATAGCAGTTTTTAATGCGGTGTATGTAGGATTGATATGAAATGATATTGCCCATATCCAAGTATTATCAGATCTTTTTAAACGGACTGGTAACATATTTGCATCAACAAAAGGACTTAAGTCCGTACCCCAAGAAGCTCCTGGTCTGCTTACAGTTCCTGCCGGTGTTTCTATTGAATCAATATCATCAACTTCAACAAACCAATAATGACTAGTATTATATCCCCAACTATTATTTAATATTGTTGGGTTTGGCACGCCAGTTTCAGGATTGTTTGATTTGCTGTTATGCCATGAAATGATTGCGTTTATGCACTCTATAGGATCACTATCATCACCTTCTAAAGAAACCATATACATATTTGCTTTCTTTGCAAATCCACAATATCTACCTGCAGCAGCACTTAATACACCAATGCCATGAGATGTAAAATAATTTCCGTTTGTAGCTTGTTTGTTTGCAGGTGCTTCAAGATCAGGCCAATCTGTTGGTATAAATCTAGAATTAGTTGGATTGTCTGGATCAGTAAAATCTGGATGTGGATTTGTTTGATAATTGTTATATGATGAAGTTACAGGTC